GACAGATAAATGCCTTAGAGGCAACAAGACAGGAACTCTCTAACCTGCTAAATGATAAGGAGCAAAATGAAGCAACAGTCATCGATATTAACACCAAACAATGATTTAATTGGTGTAAAAAAATCAGAAAAAAAAGAAGAGGCAAAAATACCAAAACCAACAGGTTGGCGTATTATGGTTTTACCTTTTAAAATGAAAGAGAAGTCAAAGGGAGGACTACACTTTGCTGAAGCAACTTTAGAAAAACAACAAGTTGCATCTCAGTGTGGTTTAGTTCTAGCTATGGGCCCACAATGTTATAAGGATAAAGAAAGATATCCTGAAGGTCCGTGGTGCAAAGTAAATGATTGGGTAATGTTTGCACGTTATGCAGGCAGCCGAATCAAAATAGATGGTGGGGAAATTCGTCTGCTAAACGACGATGAAGTGTTAGCAACAATTGATAGTCCAGAGGACATCTTGCATGAGTTTTAAACATAGGAAGGAGTAAGCTATGCCAGAAGAAGAAAAGAAAACGGTTGATTTAGATACATCAGGTCCTGGTGCAGATATTGATATCGAAGAAAAGAAAGACGAGACTGTAATTGAACAGTCAGAAGTAAAAGAAGAAGGAACAGATAAAACATATGAAAATGAAAGAGAAACAAAGTTAGAAGAAAAAAAAGAAGACGATAATAAATTAGAAGAATACAGCAAAGGCGTACAAGCGAGAATAGGAAAACTAACTCGTAAATTAAGAGAAGCTGAAAGAAGAGAACAAGCAGCTCTTGATTATGCTAAAGGTGTAGAAAAATCTAAAATAGAATTAGAATCTAAATTTAAAAAAACAGATTCTGATTACATTAAAAAATTTGAGACAACTATATCATCAGGTTTAGAGGCTGCACAAAAAGAATTAGCAGCAGCTATTGAATCAGGTAATGCACAAGCTCAAGTTGAGGCTAATAAAAGAATTGCAACTCTCGCATTTGAGAATGCAAAACTAGATGCAGCCAAAGAAGGTAGAGAAGCAACAACACAGGCTGAGAAACCTGTAACAAACTTCTCTCAAGCAAATAATGTAAACATACCTCAAACAGATGATCCTATTAATATGGATCCAAGAGCTGAAGCGTGGGCTTCTAAAAATCCATGGTTTGGCACTGATAGAGCAATGACTTACACTGCTTTTGAGATACATAAGGATTTAACCGAAAAAGAAGGGTTTGATCCTAGCTCTGACGAGTATTATGCAGAAGTTGATAAAAGAATTAAAGTTGACTTTCCGCATAAATTTGGTAATACTGAAAACAAGCAATCGACCGCCCCTGTTCAGACAGTGGCTTCAGCTAATAGAAGCGTAAAGCCTGGTCGCAAAACTGTGAGACT